ACTCAGGGTCTTGTTCTGGCCCCTTATTCTCGCCCATACGAACGATAGCGGAGCCGTCCTCTAGTTCTTCAACATCACTTATGTCGTCCTCTACTTCAACCTCAGCACTGCCGTCTTTGTTGTTTTTGAGTCCGCCAATAAAACGGTCAAACTCTTGGTCTATGGGCATTTGTTTTGCCATGATGATTCCTTATTGACGCGCTAATGGAAAGTTTGTATCCATGCGCTTAAGTTTATTGCGGATGTCTTGTGCGCTTGGCGTAGTTCCTCGACCGCCTTCTTCAGCATACTGATTACGCATCATGTACATCAAGTCTTTTTTCTCATCAGCTTTACCAAATTGAATGCTGGCATCTTTTCCAAGCACCTTACGAGCCACCGATTGTGCAGACAAAAACTCTTGAGGTATTTGACCCTTAGTCATGCTGTAGGGGGCGATCATCAAACCACCGTTGGCTGGGCTGTGGGTGACGATCATGCCGGGCAACTCATTTGCCATAGCCATCACTTCTTTGTTTGTCAGCGGACGACCGCCTTGACCTCGAATCATCATTGCCGATGCATCCTTGATCTGGTTGGTAGCCATTGGAACAAAGCGATGTGCCGCCATAGCTTCTTGACCTAACTCTTGACCAGCGGTTGCAATGTCTGCACGCAGTCCTTTGTTGGTTGCAAGGTTACCAGCACGAGGAATGTTTACGCCGACCATTGGGTTTCTCTCTAACTCGCCTGCATCATTTAAGTACACGCCTTGACCTTTAGTCTGCGAGGTCTGGCGTCCGCCCATAGTGGTCATGGGTACAGCAGAACCCTCACCAATCATTTGCTTGGTAGCGTAGTCTTGGAATGCTGGGTTCTTGAACTTGGCAAGGTCAGGTGATACAGCCTCAGTCGTCAGTGTTGCTGGGGTAAAAGGTCGACGTGCGGCGGCAGTCACTGAGTTAAGACCACCCTCAATTGCGCGTGGTGCTTTAACAGCGGCATAGGGTGCGGCAAAGGAACCCAGCAACTCAGCGATAGGGTACTCGTCATCGTTGATCATTCCCTTCTCACGCATTGAGTTCTTGATGTCGGTCGATGTGCCAGACATAGGATACTTAATACCCGTTTGCATTTCTCTGGTATCTCGGTAAGGCGCGGGAGGCTTTTTGCCTGAATCCAATACCGTGGTAAAGGAAGGCTTCTCTTCGTTCAGGGCAGGGATCATGCTCTGCGCAAAGTTAACAAAATCAGGAACCCCCCCAGCTAACACCGCACTGATGCGCAGGGCAAGACCCTTAACACCACCGGGCTGTCCCGCCTGCTCCCATTCCTTTGTGACCTGAGCCTTTAGCAATTCAGACGCCTTGTCCATTGTTGGGGACGGTTGTTGCCAACGCTGGCTTGCCATCTGAGGGAACACGCCAAACGCCGCCTTCTGCGCTCCAGCCATCTGCTCAATCTCTTGAGGGGTTGGTGGCAACACACTGCCAGCTTTTGCGTATTGACGCTCTACGGTGCCTCCACCAGCCATGTGTTGGTCTATTGCGCTCTTTAGGCGTTGCTCAAATGTACTCACGGTGCCTCCGTCTTTGCGTTTCATAATCTGGTCGAAGTCGTGGAAGGGTGCAGGTTCTGCTGATCCACCGTCCTTATAACCTTCCTTCTGGAGGTTGGTCAAATACTCTTCGCTGACAAACTGCTTTGGGTTGCCACGCGACATAGCCCAAGCATTGACTGGGTCGGTTGGCCCGTAGCCTTTTTTCTTCATAAATTCTGGCGCGGCAGATCGGACTGGTGTTGGAATAAATCTCATACCAAGATCGTCACCAGTTACCTGAATTGGAAATGCCTCGTTAAGGTCTGCTCGGTTGATGATCTTGTTGTCCATCACAAACAGGTGCGGCCCAATATCGAACGTGTTTGCATTAGCCAATACTGGGTCAGTCTCGCGAGTCAAGATGCGACTAATGTTTGAGGCATCGTTGTATTTGACGTTAGGGTTAGCCGCTTTAAACTCTTTGCTAATCATTGGCTTCCTGACACCCACACCCATCAATGCATCGCTGATAGCTGTACGGCGCTCAAAGGTTGTAGCCGCATTGATTGCTTGGGGGTCGGTGATGTCAAAGTCGTCAGAGAACAGCGGGTTACCCTTGTCGTTTTTTGCTTGCTTGATGCGCTGGTTGATTAGCTTGATTTGCTCTGGGTTAACAGCGCCAGCGGTGTTAGCTTGTTGCAGTGTCTTGACGGCATCTTTAACCACCACCGTGTTGGATTTGTGTTGCTCTGGTGATCCAGCGTAGGTTGTCCAGATGGTGTTGTCTGGATCATTCTGTGCAATCTTTTTCTCAGCGGTAGATTGATTGCCAAAGCCCCAAACAGTCCGCGCCTGTTTATGTGGTACTGAGTAGTTCTGTAGACCTGTAAATCCTATACCGCCCATGTTTTCAGCAAAGACTCTGGAACGATCAGCCTCAGTAAAGTTTAGTGTCTTACCTTCAGCGCCAACATTACCTAACGCCTCAGACATCCGCATGGTGGGAGCCTTTAGCGGGTCAGCAAAGTCGATGCCCGGCACCCCCATGCCACGAGCACGCAATGAAGCCATCTCCGCTTTGGTTAGCTTAGTACCAGCAGTGCCAAGTTTTGCCAGTGCGCTTAGACCACCGACCTGCATACGGATAGCACCACCCTTGGCTCTTTCCATTTCGCTCTGTGGTTGCATTGATTTAGCCGCATCAATGTCCGACTGACTTACACCATACTGCTCCATAGCGGCTTGAATTTCATCTTGGCTACGATCTTGAGACAAAAAGTCATTGATGACTTGATAGTAATTGTCAATGCTTGAATTGTTTTGTGCGTAGGTGTATCCAGCAGATGGCTGGTAGTCGTCCATGTTGTCGCCTGCTTCAGCAATCTCAAAGTCTTGCTGATTGTCCCCTAATTGAGCAATCGCTTCAGCAACATCACTGTCATTCTCTGCCTTGTCTGTAAAAATAACATCACTATCATTCTCTGCCTTGTCTGTAGGAATAACATCACTGTCATTTTCTGCTTTGTCTGTAACAATTTCCGCAGGAATATTGTCTGACATTATTGGCGGAGACTGGTCAAGTTCTGGTTGGCTTACCTGTGTCAGACCACCTACATTTGGAGTTTCTACAACATCTTGATTGGTTGTTTCTGTGCCTTTGTAGGCATCTGCAAACTTGTTAATATAGTCAAATTTTGCATCTTCGCTGTTTAGATGAAAGCCAGATTCATCCATCAACTCCTTGTCATTAAGCATTCCAGACATTGCATCAACAAGGGTTACATTTGGATTGTTTTCTGCTATCTCTTTGTACAGATCATCCATCTGCAAGTTTGTACTCTTGATAGCCTCATCATATGAATGAGCCTCTGGTTGACCAGACAGAATTACATTTACACCACTTGCTCCCAGCCTAGAAACAATTTCGTTTAGGTTGTTGCGGATGGTTCCTTCATCAACACCAGTGGCAATGTCGTTAGCACCGATGTCCAACACCACCGTGGTATTTGGAGCAAAGGTTCCACCATCCCTTTCAAACACGTTCAGTTGGTTCAACACATCTGAAGT